AAATGGAGCAACTGCAACAGCATATGTAAATGGTCAAAGTCTTGGTTCTAGTACAGTATCAAACCCAAAAACATCTGGAAATGCAACAGTAATTATAAATGAATCTTATACTAGTCAACTTAATAATATAAATTCTGTAGTTGTATATAACAGAGTACTCACAGCAACGGAAGTTTTACACAACTTTAATTCTATAAAATCAAGATTTGGTTTATAAAATAGCCACTCAGATTAAGATATTATAAATCTATTACATCAAACGCAGATCCATAAATATTAAAAAAGTCAATAAGTAAATAATGTCTACGTTAAGAGCAACGAACATTAAAAATCCAGACAGTAGCAGCAATAATATTGTGCTGGATGGCAGTGGTGGTGTTGTAATCAGTGGAGTGGCAACTATAACAGCATTAAATGCATTAGAGATTACTGGTGGAATGTTTTTAAGTGGAGTAACTACAGTATCTGCAGGTAGTACCAGTGCTCCATCAATAACACCATCGGGGGACAATAATACTGGAGTATTCTTTCCAAGTGCCGATACTTTTGCTGTAAGTACTAATGGTAGTGAGAGAATTAGAATTAATTCGAGTGGTAATGTTGGTATAGGAACCACAAACCCAACATCATCTAAACTTTTTGTAGATGGTGATACAAAAATTACTGGTATTTTAACGGTTGGTACATCAAGTATTATTATCGATGGAACAGGTAATGTAATTAATGTAGGTTCAGGTGTCACTATTCATTATCTTGATGGTGTCCAAGTAGGGCAGAATGTTATACATTCTAGTGGAATTACTCTCAATAACATCAATTCTTCTGGTGTTTCCACACTTACCAATGGGCCAATATTAGTTGGATCAGCAACCTCAACGGGAACTTCATCACAAAGACTTCAAGTAACTGGTGGTGCTTATGTAAGCGGTAATATTGGTGTTGGTGTTACTAATCCTCAATATAGCCTTGATGTTCTTGGAGATATTAACTTCACAGGGACCTTTAGACAAAACGGTAGTGCATTCGTCGCCTCTAGATGGACTGCTGGAACTGGTGATGATATCTATAGATTAAATGGTAATGTTGGAATAGGAACCATAAATCCAACAGAAAAACTTCACGTTGTTGGAGTAGTTTCTGCAACTTCTTATCGTGGTGATGGTTCTCAACTGACGGGCGTTGGTGGAGCATCTGCTGTTACAGTTCTTACATCAGATACGACTTTATCAAAAGGAACTGCATATATGCTGAATGCATCGGGTCTTATATTAACACTTCCTGCTTCTCCTTCAACCGGAGATGCTATAGATATTCTAAATAACGTTAGTGGTATTCATACACTTGCTCGTAATGGTTCTACAATTCAAGGATTAACTGAAGACATGACGTTTGGAGAGCAAGGGATAAAGTTTAAAGTTTGGTATACTGGTTCAACCTGGAGTCTGTTCTAATGTCTAACATCTCACAATTTTTTGCAGGAAGAAGAAAGCAAAACCGCAGAATTATCCATGGTAGTGTTGGAGTAACCACTGTTACTTGGCGAGTTCCTCCCGGTGTAACTGAAGTTGAGGTTCACTGTTGGGGTGGTGGAGGGGGAACCTTTGGCTATCCGATCGTTGGTGGCGGGGGTGGTGGAGGTTACGTAACCCATGTGTTCCCCGTTACACCTTCAGATAGTTTATTAATCACTGCTGGAGCAGTAAATGGTGGAACTTCAAGTGTATCAGTTCCAACACAATCCCCGATTTCTCCCATAAGTGCTACTGGTGGAAGCGGCGCATCTTTGCCAAACCCGGGGTTCTCCGCAGGTGGTGCCGGTGGAGTCGGAGCATACACTATTGCTCCTGGTATTTCAACAGCAAGAACTTTTAGTGCTTCTGGTGGATCTGGGGCCCCAGCTGAGGGGGGCAATTCCTTTGCCGGAGGCGGCGCAGCTGGAAGTCCTTTTGGTAAAGGTGGAAATGGGTCTTTTGCCCTTAGTCCTAATGGCATACCTGGAGGTGGAGGAGGAGGAATAGGTGGACCAGGTAATAGTGGTACATCTGGCGCTGGAGGAGGTTCTTTAGGTGAAGCAAGTGGAGCTATTGGAGGACTAGGTAAAAATGGATATAAAGTATTCAGTTCCGTAGCTGCTCCTGCAAATGCTGGATTTGTTGAAAATACTTCTGGGGATAGTGATTGGTTCTATGTAGATGAAATTTTAGGTGCTGGAGGAAGTGTAAACTCAATTCATGGTGGAGCAGGTGGAGGCGGATGTTTTCCTGGCGGCCGAGGTGGTATTTTAGGTGGTGGTGCTGGATCAGGGCCTGGAGGCCTCGGAGGAGGAGGTGGTGGCGGTGCCGTCGGAGGTGCCGGTCTCGTAATACTTTACTGGTAATAAGGAGGTAACTAAAATGTCTAAATGGGTAAGAGTAGATTCAAACAACATTGTTCAAGAGGTAATCTCATACAATCCTTTTGAGGTTGTAAACGAAGCTTTTCATTCTTTCTTCCATGAGGTATCTGGTGAAGAATCTTATGGGTGGACTTATGATCCTAATACTGGAACCTTTACGGAACCACCACCACTTCCAGAACCACCTGAGGAACCTGTAACCGAAGAAACAACTTGATTTTTAAGAGGGATAACACCCTCTATTTTTATATAAACTTAATTGATAAATACCTAAAAAGCCTCTAAGATGGGAAAGTCCAGAGATACTGCAAATTTAGTTAGTCAAAATAGTATTTTTGCTGATATTGATGGTGATATTGGAATAGGAACCACAAATCCAACATCAAAACTTCAAGTTGTTGGTGATGCAACAATTAGTGGTATTGTTACTGCTACAAGTTTCTCAGGTGATGGTTCTCAATTAACAGGACTATCAAGAATATTGACAATTGGTGTGAGAACTGGAACAGCAGTAACATTTAGTGTTACCGAATCTTCATTTAATATTTCTGGAAGAGATGGAGATATTCCAATTAATGTCAATGTATAATCAATAAATACTTTAAAGTAAAGCATTAAGATGGCTAATAGATTTCCATTAATTGCAAATTCTAGTTCAAATCAAATACAAGAACTTGCTTCTGGCGATAACCTTGATTTGACTAATTCGGGAATCAATAATGTTGGTAATATTTACTCAGTTGGTGTTGTTACTGCCACAAGTTTTTATGGGGATTTGGATGGAAATGCAACTTATGCAACAACTGCTGGTTTAAGTACAGACGCAACAAAGCTTCAAACACCAAGAACGTTTGAAATTACAGGTGATGTAGTTGCCTCTGCAATTTCCTTTGATGGTTCAGGTAACGTATCATTAGCCGCAACCATTCAACCAAATTCGGTTGGTCTTGGAACTGATACTGAGGGTGAGTATGTAACAAATATCACGGGTACAGCAAATCAAATTGAAGTTACTGGTGGAACTGGCGAAGGTTCAACACCAACATTAAGTGTTCCAAGTCAATTCACAGCACCACAAGATGTTACGGTCACTAGAGATTTACAAGTCAATCGTGATCTTAATGTAAATGGAAACATTACGATTGGTGGAACTGGTGCAACTCTCTTTACAACTGAGTTTAAAGTTTTTGATCCAGATATTGTTCTGGGTTTTAGAACTGATGGTAGTGGTAATGATATCTCAACAGATAATACAGCTAATCACGGTGGTATTGCAATTGCATCCACTGAGGGAACTCCTCTGATTTCTCTTTATGATGTAGGTGTTGGTGAAACAAATCCTGCCACATATAAGAAAATTATGTGGTTTAAGTCTGGAACATTCTCTGGATTAGGTACTGATGCTTGGATAAGTAATTATGCAATTGGCATTGGAAGTACTCAAGTACCTAATGGAGTTAGACTTGCTGCTGGTTCAGTTAAATTTACTGAAAATGACTTATCCGTTGTAAGAAATATTAATGCAACTGGCGTTGTTACTGCAACATCATTTAGTGGTTCTGGATCATCATTAACTGATGTCCCGATTTCTACAGGTATTTCTGGACTTGGTGCAAATGTAGCAACATTCTTAGCAACACCTTCATCATCAAACTTAGCATCAGCAGTTACCGGTGAGACTGGTTCTGGAGCATTAGTATTTGCCAATACCCCAACATTAGTTACTCCCGATATCGGTGCTGCTACAGGAACTTCTTTGAGTGTTTCGGGACAACTTGTTTCAACTCAAGCAAACTCCACAACAACTGGTGGAGGACAGATATACTTGAATGGCGCAACAGGTAACAGAATTGACTTCAATATAAATGGTGTTGCTGCTCCTGCATTTGGAACAAGAAGTGCGGGAACAAAGATAGCTTTATATCCAGGCCTTGGTGCTTCGAGTGCAGACTATGCACTAGGTATTGAAAGTAGTACATTATGGTCTTCTGTTCCCACTACTTCACAACAATTTAAATGGTATGCAGGAACCACCAACGTTGCAACTTTAACGGGATCTGGAAACTTATCATTAACAGGAAACTTAACTTCTAGTTCCGGAACTCTAGGATCAAATGGCACTGGAAATAGAACAGTTCAAGCCGGAGGATCTCCTAGTGGAGGTTCAGATGGTGACATCTATTATATTTACTAAGGAGATAAAAAATGTCTTGGATTCCCACTAATTTACCCGAACCAACAAAGGAATATAATAATTTACAATCAAGTAAAAGATATTTGGTTGATGAAGAAATTGAAAAAAAACATCCAGGTTGGAAATATGACAATGGAGCTCTAGTTTGTGATGAATATCTTTTCAAAAATAATGGATGGCAACTAATAGTTGATAACTATCCAACAGATTCTTCTGGAAAAATAGTTGTAAGAAATCCATCAAATCTTTGGATTAATAGTTCTGAAAATAATACTGTAGAAGTAACTTATAAAATTTATACTATACTTGATGATGAATCTGTTGATTCGGATAATTTAAAAACCAAAACTTTAAAAAATCAATTAGATTGGTCATATAATGAAGAAGATTTGACGGTAACAAAAACTTATGAAATTACTTATTATACTGATGAAGAACTTAATCAAAAAAAACTTTTTGATCTAAGAACAGCCAGAAATATTATTTTGGGCAGAACTGATTATATGATTACACTTGGATATGAAAAAAATAAGACAATATCCCAAAAAATGAAAGATTACAGACAAGGACTGAGAGATATTACTGAAACAATAGATTTGAGTAAGGTTACTTTTTCTGATATTAGATCAGAAAAATGTTTCCCAGCACATCCACCATTGGAGGAAATATATGACGCTTAATGTTAGGAGTTCTTCGGTTTGGAGAGGAATTGCAGATGTATATGTAAAAGTTTCTGGAGTTTGGAGGACTATTCAGCAAGGATGGATTAAACAATCTGGAGTATGGAGAAATTTTTATGTTGCAGCTGAACCTGCAGAATATGTAATTTTTGGTGGAGATAGTGCTCCCACTACTGGAACTCTCACAGATCTTTCCGGATACACAACTATAAAAATTGGAGGGGTTGCTGCAGGAGGAAATGGAACTCCAAATCATCCGGGAGGATGTTGCCCCGGAACAGGAGCTGGGGGTGGAGGGGCCGCGAATATTAGAGGTAATAGTTTTCCTGTTCCAGGAAACTCTATTTCTAGTATCTATTATGAAGTAGGTGGTACAGGAACATCCGGAGATACTTATGTTAAAATAAACGGACCAAGTGGAACTGATTTAATTAGATTTGTGGCAGGATCTCCTAATCCCAACCAAACTGCAGGTGCTGGAGGACCAAGTGCTGGAGGTGGTCCAAATTGCATAGCAGGTTCACCAGGAGCTCCTGGAGCAGATAGATATGGTAACGGTCCGGCAGCAGGCCCTAGTTCTGATGGAGGAACTGCAGGTGGAGGAGGTTCTGGTGGAGCAGTTGATAATTTTAGACCAGGAACTACTGGAGGTTCAGGAGGATCAAGTAGTTTTTCATTTTCAGCACCTACATTAATGACCACAATCGGAACTGGTCCTGCGCCAACAACTTGGTCAATAGGACCAGGTGGGCCACATGCTGGTGGTGGAGGTGGTTATGGTTCTACATCAAACACCACTAACGGAACAAATGCTGGTAGCGTTTTATGGGCTGAAGGTGGTGGTGGATCTGGTGTGTATGCACCACCAGGTAGCGGTAATCCTGGATCAGGAGGTGCAGGTGCGGGTATTAGGTGGAATGATCCTTCAAACCCCACAAACAATGGAAAGTTTTTTGGTGGAGGAGGAGGTGGATTGGGTTCTTCAGTTAACCCACAAAATGGAAAAGGAGGAAAAGGATTCTTAATTATTCAATTACTAACTTCATAATAATATTAATATGATAACTGAAATTTATACTGGTTCTGAGGCTATTTCTATAGCAGATAGAAATACTCTTGAAGATATTTTTACATCTGATCTATTTCCTTGGTATTATAACCCAACCACCATAGGGGATAATAAAATTAATAGATCTCAATTTACTCATAGAATATATCTAGATGATACTGTTTGTTCTGATCATTATTCTCTAATACATGATATTTTTTCTCGAAAAATACCCGAGTTTGAGACACATAAATTGACTAGAATTAAAGCAAATTTAAATATAGCTCATTCAAATAGAAGGACACTTCCTCCCCATAGAGATTTGGATGGGAAAGAAGGCGTAATTTACATTTATTATGTAAATGATTCTGATGGATCAACTATTTTGTATGATGAGAGAAAAAAAATTAAAGTATATCCAAAAAAAGGCAAACTTATTAGATTTCCTGCTACTACATGGCATACAGGAAATGTTCCAAGAAAAAATGATAGAAGAATAGTTATTAATTTTGTATTTGAACCTTTAACATAGAATCTCCAACTCCAAATTCTCCTACAGGGAATAAGTTAAAAGCAATAGATATTCTTTCTGGATCTTTATAGTTAGTGCATATTCTATGTTGCAGATAACTTGGAAAAATTATCAGATGATTTTTTCTTGGATAAATTGGCCATATTCTAGAATTATGAATATTCCATTCAACTGGATCTTCCAACATAAATCTTTGAGCATTTGGTCCATAACCAAATTGTAGAGGGGTATTCATATTGTCAAAGTAAAAAACCCCACTATACATTGAATTGCAGTGATTATGATATTGTCCAAAAGATCCTCTTAATGATTTCGTAGCCCATGAGGTTGTAATTTCAAAAGTAGAGTGATATTGTTTTAGAATGTTGTCTTTGTAATGGGTATTGAAATAATCTAGAAATATTTTTTTCTCTTTGGTAAATTTTTTAAAAATATATCTATTTAATGAAATTTGTTGATTATATGCTAACTCAGAGGTTATTGGCTTGAACTCTAGATTTTTAACTTGTTCTTTAAACTCTGTAAAATCTTCTTCTACTTCTATATCGAGAACTGTTGATGGGAAAAGAGGATAAATTTCATGAGATGTCATATTATTAGATCAATTTAATCCAATTATAACATAAATTGACATTACTTATCAACATCATATATAATAACACTGAATACATTATTCAAATATGGCATTTCAATCAATTTGGTACTTTACAAACCTACCAGACAAGATCGTAGATATTATTGAAGAAGATCTTGCAGAAAACTTTGACCCACAACTCCAAGATTCCAGAGTTGGTGCTGGTGATTATGGAACTGTAGATAAAGATAAAAGAAACGCAAAAAACGCCTGGGTTCCCACAAATCACTGGGTTGCAGGCTTTGTGTGGCATTATGTTCAACGAGCAAACCGTGAGAACTTTTTATATGACCTGACAAATATTGATGGTGAATCACTTCAATATACTGTGTATGGGGAAGGTGAGTATTATGGTTGGCATAATGATGCTGGACTTGCTTCTCACTACAAACCAGTTTCTGCAGGTAATCGTGGAACTGGTGAAGAAATTGCTTCAGATTTCATTAATGAAAACTGTGAGAAAGTAAGAAAGTTGTCTTTCAGTTTGCTTCTTTCTGACCCAGAAACTTATGAAGGTGGAAACTTACAACTTCTTTCGGAGAATGGGAAATCTTATATTGCCCCAAGGCAAAGAGGAACGATTATTCTCTTTGATTCTCGTACACAACACCGAGTTCAGAAAGTAACTAAAGGTGTTCGTAAGAGTTTGGTTGGTTGGACTGTTGGACCTCGTTGGAAGTGAGTTATGGCAGAAGAAATGACACAAGAACAGATTGACTGGCAAGAAAAAGTCAATTCTGGTACATCACCAACAAATAACGAAGAGTTTGATAAGAACGGATATCTGGTTCTAAGAAATCTTTGGGATCCGAAAGATCTTTATTCAGACCCACCAGTAATCAAAGGACAATACAATTACTTTGGAAAGGTTGATAAGTTCAATCACATCCCAGTAGAAAATCAAGTAGAAGGTTCAACTTCAAGGTATTATTGGCCTCCTTATAAGTTTGCTCATTCTCAAATTCGTCTCAAACTTGAGGAAGCAATTGGTAAGAAACTTTATAATACTTACTATTACGATAGGTTTTATAATCCAGGACAAGCACTGACAAATCACGCAGACAGACCAGCTTGTGAGATTTCAGTAACAGTTCATATTGGTTCTAATATCAGTACTCCTTGGCCTATTTGGATTAAGACACCAGATACTTATGATGATGCCAAAAAGAGAACTTTGGTTATAAAAAAAGGTGAAAATCGTTCAGTGATCTTAAATCCTGGTGATGGTATGATTTACAAAGGGTGTGAGAGACCACACTGGAGAGATCCAATGCCAACTGAGTATCGTAGAACTTGGTATGGTAAGAAGGTGGAAAAAGAAGGTTTATATTATCATCAAGTCTTTTTCCATTATGTTCTTGCTGATGGTACAAGAGCCCATTGTGCTAATGATATGGCATCATAAAGTGACTAAAGTTTTGTGAATGAAAACATTACTGATATTTTGATTGAAGCAATTGAGGATCAGCAAGAGCAAATAAATAGTCTCAAGGAAGAAAATCAATCTTTAAAAAATAAACTTTATTATGAATTTTGTAAAACTTGCATTGGAAAGTAAAGGCAGCATAAAGCCTTTACTTATTAACCCAGAAGATCTTACAGGACCATCAATTACAAATCCTTCTGTCTTTGTTTATCAAAATAAGATATTAGTCAATCTTCGCAATGTAAATTACACTTTATATCACTCAGAACTCAATAGATTTGAGCATATGTGGGGTCCGTTGTCCTACATTCACCCTGAGAATGATATGCACCTGCGAACGACTAACTACATCGCAGAACTTGATGACAACTTGGATATAGTTCATTATTCAAAGATAGATACATCTAAGTTTGATACTTACAAACCACAATGGGACTTTGTGGGACTGGAAGATGTTCGTTTAGTAGAATGGAACGATAAGTTATATGGTATTGGTGTTCGCAGAGATTTAGACACCAAAGGAACTGGAAGAATGGAAATCAGTGAACTTGAGATTTCTGGTTCTGAAGTTAAGGAAGTGTTCCGATATAGAATTCCAGGACCACCACCTGATAACGAGTACTGTATGAAGAACTGTACTCCAATCTTAGATAAACCATTTCATCTTTTAAAGTGGACCAATCCAACTTGTTTGATGAAGTTTGATATTACTGGAAAAGAAACAGGGGTATTTGAAACAAATTCATATGCACCTACAAATAATGATTTGAGAGGTGGTTCTCAGGTCATTCCTTATAAAGGTGGTTACTTGTCAATTTTACACGAAACAGACCTTTATAAGAGTGAACAAGGAAGAAAAAACGCAACTTATAGACACCGTTTTGTGATTTGGAATAAAGATTTTCAAATTATTAAAGTATCCAAACTCTTCTCATTTATGAATATGAAGATTGAGTTTTGTTGTGGTATGGCAGAGTATAAGAATGATTATCTCATTACCTTTGGAGCTCAAGATAATGCTGGGTATATTCTAAAAGTTTCTAAGAGTGTAGTGGAGGACTTTATCAATGAGTGAACTAATTCAATTTTCTTTAGATACAGAAAATGCAGAGAAGAATTATAATCTTGCCAAATGGTATGAAAATCAGGGACATACTGCACCTGCACTTACATACTATTTGAGAGCATCTGAAAGGACAGAAGATAAAACATTTGCATATAAGTGTCTAATAAAAGGATATTATTGTTATAATTCTCAAAAATCAAGGGATAATTCTGAAAAAATATTCCTTCAAAATGCAATTTCCCTTCTACCAAAAAGACCTGAGGCATATTTTCTAATTTCTCAATTTTATGAGAGACAAAAGAATTGGCAAGAATCTTACATCTATGCATCATTAGGATTAGAATGTTGTGATTTAGATTTAGAACCATTGGAAGAGAGTAATTATCCAGGAAAGTATGGCCTAATCTTTCAAAAAGCAGTGTGTGGATATTGGTGGGGTAAGGGACAAGAGGCAAGAATTCTTTTCCAAGATTTGATTGATAATTATCAAATGGAAAAACAGTATTATGACCTTGTAGTATCTAATATCACTAAACTTGGTTCAGGTCCGAAAGAAATTGTATTCCGACAATATACTAAAGAAAATTTAGATAAACTCAGATTTAAATTTGATGGTTGCGAAAACATAAAAGAAAATTATTCACAAGTGTACCAAGATATGTTTACTCTTTTTATGCACGATGGAAAGAGAAATGGAACATACCTTGAAGTAGGAAGTGGAGACCCATTCTGGCTAAACAATACTTACTTACTTGAGTCACAATTTAACTGGAAAGGAGTTGGTATTGAGTATAACCAATCTCTATGTGAAAAATATACCAAAAATCGTAAAAATCCAGTTATTTGTAAAGATGCTCACCAAGTTAATTTTAGAGAACTTCTGAACTCTTCTTTTGGCACTAAAGAAATTGATTACCTACAACTTGATTGCGAACCATCAGAATCAACTTATAGAATACTGACATCATTACCCTTAGATGAATATAAGTTTGCTGTGATTACATACGAACACGATTATTATGTTGATGTCTCAAGGACATATAGAGATAAATCAAGGGAGTATTTGAAGTCCAAAGGATATAAACTTGTGGTTTCAAATGTTTCACCAACAACTTGGAGTTCTTTTGAAGACTGGTGGGTTCATCCGGATTTAATTTCCAAGAAAAGAATTAAACAAATTAAAAACAAAGACAAATCTGTTAAAAAAATAGACGATTATATGCTTAGTGGACAGTCATAAAACTGTCACACCCTACCCCTGAAAGACCTTCAGGGGTTTTATAGTAGCCACAGTTCACCAGATACCAATGAGGTATTCCAACCTAGACCGACTGATTTTTGTTGGTAGTTTTATTTGGGTCGCACACTGGGCGACAAAAGTATCTGAAGTCGTCCTTAAGTCTTTGTTCTGATGTATTCCCTTGATATTACGGGATATAATGCCCGTAAGAGACGTGTAGAAGACACTGTGGCTTGGTTTCTTGGGAAATACTTACCACGTCATCACATTCACGTTGAAGTGCTACATAGAGGTCTTCGTAGGGAAGAATCTTATGGGTATTGTTCTGTCTCTGGAGACATTTACAGACCCCGTGAGTTTCTGATTGAAATTGACCCTAAACTTGACCTTGAGCTTTATACAAAGACAATCATACACGAGTTAATTCATCTTCGTCAATGGGTTCAAGGAACTCTGAAAGAACGTAGAGGAAAGATGTATTACAAGGACATTAATTGTGATGACTTAGATTACTGGGAACAACCACACGAAGTAGAAGCTCACTCACTCGAACAGATGTATTACGAAGACTACTTGACGGATACCCATAAGAGTGTGTAGAATACCTTTGTCGAGGTTGATAAAAATATAGGCTCATAAAGCTCATGAAAACAGTAGAAAGACACAAATACGATAAGAATACCATCGTAAAGACAAGAAGATTAATTTTTAATCCTTATGAATATACTGAAAAGAATATGTGTCTTGTTGTGGGGTTGGTTCGTAGGAACTTAACCCCAGATTTGTTGAAAGGTAGAAAGAAACTGATGTATCCTGATGATGTAAAGACTAATCCCTGTTACGGTCATTGCTATCATTCCAGTCAAGCATTATTTTATCTTATGAATACAGACCAGTTAGTTCCAATGAGTGCAGAAGACTACAGAGGAGAAAAGCACTGGTGGTTACAGAATGGTGAAAAGATTTATGATGTAACTGCAGAGCAATATTATACTGTAGGGAAACTACCTCCTTATGCTTCTGGTAAGAAAACGGCATGGTATGGATGGAAAGGAAGACCACAACAGATTTCATTAGATTTGATGGTTAGAGTACTTGGTGAGCGATTAGTGAGTGATGAGACATTCAAGGTCAATTAAAGTTACTTAGCTCTAAAGTGGATCTATAGTGTGAGGGACAAACGGTTCATACCACTTCCTTCACTGCCACACTTGACAATGCTCTTCTGCTTTGTTATAGTAATCACGTTGGAAATTTCCAACACAATGGTTCCGCTGCCTTAAAGCGTGTTCTTTACTTACAATTGTCAATCATGACCACCGTTTCATATTCCGACAACCAGGTCGGTTCTTTTGCGCAAAAAATCCTTGGAATTAAACTTCTAGAGGATTCTAAATTTGCGAAACTTCGTAATATGGTTGAGGATAATCTTGACCAAGTTGAGGTCATTTATCCTGAAGGAGAATGTTCTCTCGATGTTGAAAATTTTGTTGAAAAACAAAAAAATCAAACTAATGAAAAACAAACCTATTCTGTTTCAGTTCCTGTAAATCTTATTGAATATGCTCAAGGACAAATTCGTTTAATTCAACCTAGTTTTTGTGAAGAAAATTTCACAAACTATAAATTTAAAGTAAATTTCCAGGAGTCAGAAACTCCGGTGTTTATCTTTAATGAAAAAACTGGAAGGTTTCAAGTTACTAAAAAACAACATACTACAATGCAAGCTTTGGCAATTGCATCTGCAGTAAATCCTAACATGACGATTAGGGGTCGTGTTGTTGCTTTTAACTCAGATGTTAATCAAGAAGTCCGCGATCTTGAAGCATCTAATATTTTTTACCGAGAGGTAAAATCTATCAATACCACAAAAGATTGGGAAAAACTTGAGCACCGCTGTCAACTTCATGAAGAAAGTGCTCTTCGTACTCGCTCCTTTTATCTGAGTATTCCTGGACTTACTTGGCAACCAGTTTCTCACGCTTATCCATTGGTGCAAAATTCTAAATGCACCATCACAAAAGTTCGTGAAATGGAACGCCTTGTTGGATGGGCTATTAACGATGACCGTCTAGATGTTCTGAAGGAGATTGTTGAATCTCTTTCCACAGAAATCAATTGGGACAAAGAATCAGAATCTAAAGAAATTTCTTCATATCTTGTCAAAGCACTTTATAATTTTGATAAGATTATGGTTCCAATCTATGAAGAAAAAACTGGTGAAACTTTCGATACAATTGAATTTATTCGCTGGTACTTTAAGAACAAAGTCCGTAAACAATCCATGGTGATTGGTAGCACTAAAGATACTAAAGGTGCCTGGCTTCAAGTTCTTCAAGTGTGCAATCGTGTTAACAACTACATGACGAGTGAAGGTTTCGTTGAAGAAGCTTTCTTCACTTCAAAGAACAAATCTTTTGTTCAGTCTGTAATTAACCTCTGCAATGCAAATCGTAAAAAGGGAAACTTGACTCCAGAAAAAGAAATCAAAGGTCAAATTACCGCTCGCTGCGATAGTTTCTAATCCAGTAACCACACTGTCACAAGGGGTCGCTACTGACCCCTTTTTTGTTCTATAATACCTTCAGTTCTTAAAACACCATGCCTACTAAGGTCAAAAAACAACTCATCAATGTTGCACCCAAGAGTTCGAAAGCGAAGAACCGCTTTTCAAATCTGATGGATAGACTTCACGCAATGGAAGTAGAGCAAGAGAATGAAACACAATTGTTTGTAGTTTCTATTAACCACCAATACTGCTTTTGGTTGAATAAGGAAAATGACCCACATTGGAACATTATTAAATAGCTGTTAGTTGGAAAGTTATGGTTGCCTTACTTGCTACAACTGTAATCAGCTGCTCTGATGCTTTTAGGATTATTAATCGCATTGGAAATGTAATCGGACTTTCATATCAACAAAAGATAGAAGTCGTTAAAGTAGTCAGCCAGCACGTTCCTTCCTGTCCTCTGAAAATTATTTCTGATGAAAGACCAAAATCCAGTGATTGATGAAGAATCCAAAGACATAAAGTGGAATCGTGGGTTAGATTTGTTTATTGAATCAGTGCATAAACCTGATAGTGAGTTGCGACAGTGTGCTCACAATCAAAAATGCTACAATGAGTTAATGGAAGTGCGTGCTACTGTGCTAGAATATCTAAAAACAATAAGAAGATGACAGCACAATACATCTATCTCATCATCTTCTTTTGTGTTGGATATTTAATCGTTACAGATCAAAGTGTTGCAAGAGCAGTTGTATTTGTAACTCAAATCCTTAAGAATAAGTTTCTGGTGTTTAAGTGGTGGTTCATTCATAATCCCCGTCTTCCTTGGGCAAAGTATTCAATGTATAGAAACTCTATGAAGATGGCAGAGGATCTAATGAAAGAACTTGAGGGCAGACAATAAACTGTCACACGACCCATTGATTTTTCTGTCAATGGGTCTTATAGTATAAACATTGAAACACCTTTGAAAATGTCTTATTCTGCCGAGGTCAAATTTTCTTTTGACGCCACATTCACGCCCTCTTATAGTTCTTCATTCTCTGATGATGACTTTATCCCAGAAGAACACTATTTGATTACTGCTCCTGCTGCAGATTTGAATGCAAAGCAGTATTTCAAACTGTTTGAGAAGTTTCTGCTGTGTGTTGGTATGAACCCTGCAAGTATTCGTAGTGGTGCTATGTCTCTGGTGTTTAATGAATGGGTTATTGAAGAAGAACAGCGTAAGGTCTGTGAGGAATATGAACTGACAATGAATGAAGACCTCCACAATAGGTTCATTGAGTGGAAGAAGAATGAAGAAGAACTTGCAGAAAAGATTGCAAACTCTGTGATTGGTGCAATGGGAACTGTACTGTCTGAAGAAGAACTAACCAACTTGGAGGAAGGTAAGTGAGTGATAGGTCGCAAGAGTTTATGAGTTTCGTATGGGACCAACGAAACAATCAAGGTGCTGATACTGAAGAAAAACTGGTCGCAGCTATTCTTTCCATTGCTGCCGAATATGTAGTCTCATACAACGCACAGGATGGAAGAGTTGTATTGGATAAAAATGACTTATTGCAACTTGCTGAGGAACTAAAGCAATGAAACTGATTTCTTTTAAACACCGTGAAGATTACGGGCACGAATGGTACGTTCAAGTTCTTCATAACAAATACTGGGCGCTTCTTCAAGCATCCGTTTCTTATAATGATTTTCCGTCGTGGCCCTATATCCAAATAAAATCGGGGATGGGGTCGTTATTAAGTCTTATGGTCTGTGTTTATAAACTGGGATTTGATATTGGTATCTGTGAGCACACTTGGAACTTTGAATACCTTAATGAACTTGATGGTGAGGAAGATGAAAAAACTTGAATTTCGTCCAGTCACAATCACTTATGTGAGGACTATGATGTTCACACCAACAGCAGAAACATTTGAAGACTGGGATGTAGAACCAACACAAGAGAGTGTTTATGACTGGGCAGTAGAAGAGTTTCTCACTACAATAGAAGAAGAAGCAAAGGATGGTGAGTGGAGAAACTTTACCATTATTACAGAAGACCAACCACCAGTAGAAGTTGAATGGGGTGAAGAAGATTATGACTGAACGAGCACAAAAAATCTGGGATACTTACATCAACGGATATTCTGAAGCACTAATGACCCCTGTGGAGAATTTTTCTACTTATTTGGATAATGATAGTAGAAAGATTATTGCTTCTGTTCTCCGTGAAGTCATCAACCAACTCCAACAAAGCCCTGGTGTGATTATGTGTGCTGATGTGTTAGAATTGTGTGAGGAGATTGAAAACTTATGAACTCCAACATCAAAGACAATCTATTCCAAATTCAAGAGGTTGCTAACAAAGCCCTGGAACTTCATAAGAACTCCACAGAACGATTTGGTGGTGTAAATTATGCTAACCTACGAGTGGTGGATGTATGGGTGAAGTATAGTATTCACGAAGAGGATTTGGAGTATGGTGTGCTGATTGAAGAGTGCTCACCAACTGCTTATGATTTACAGGATTATATGTTAGAATACTTGAAAGATAATCTACCTAATAATTTGGGGTGGAGCATTTATGTGGAGTTGGATTGGTAATGACTAAAACACAATCAGCATTAGAACGAGTTATTATTGAACTTGATAGTTGGTGTGATAATTGGACTCCCACATCTTATAATGACCCTCGCATTAGTTTGAGACAGATTGCTGACCGTGCCCGTAATGTTTTAGAACAGGAGAAAACGAATGAAAGCTGCTAATGTTATCTTTTACACTTTGGTGGGTGTTTGTGTAATGGGAATGATTTATAGTAATTCAAAACCAGACAAAACACCACAACATACTTCCACAGTTTCTGGTTCCTCTGGAGAACTTAACTGTGGTACATCTTGCACCACTAAAAATGACCCTTGAAGAAATCCTAGAAGAATACGGACAGGAAGTATTAGATACTTACTACGAACTCTTCCCAGATAAAAACCTATCAAAGTTCCCTGACCGTTTCTGTGGCCCTGTTGGTGATTATGCTGACTTTGTGTTAGACTGTTATCATTCAACTGGTAGTGATGAGTTAGAAAGTATTGAAGACTTTGAGAACGGAGTCTTTCAAGAGTATTACTATTACTGCCACAATACCAACACTGGATTTGTATTTTATAATGAACGATGACTGAACGCAACTTTACCAAAGAACTCTTATACACATATTATAATGATATGGAAGGTGGAGATGATGTTGAGAGTATTGACTATCGTTCTCTAATTCACATTATCACTGAACTTTGTGATAGAATAGAGCAGTTGGAGAAGGACAATGAACTACGGAAATCTTATGATTGGAGAGGGGTATGACTGAAGAAGATAAGTATGCTCTCAAAGAGTTATTCCGTGGTTTTGGTGTATTTGCTGGTGCCTCTGCTGTCTTTATCGTTATTATTCTTGTGCTTTCTTACTTTGCCTCAGGTGGTGAGCCATTGAAACCATCTTTTGAAGTAGTTGATGAATACAAAGGATGTGATGTAGTAAGATATGCTCCACATCAGGCAGCAGAGTACAAGTATTTCCTCTATTGTGAGAAGAATAAATGAATGAAGATATGCCTTGGGTCAATCTCACTCAAGAAGAAATAAAAGAACTTCGTAACAAAAAACACGAACTCACTGAATACGGCAAACAGAGATTGAAAGATCTTATGAATAATGACTTAACCTTTAAAACTAATGGGAAAGAAACATTCAGTATTCCTTCTCAAACTCTTGGAAATCTTACTCTTGGAACCAAAACACCTGAAACTAAACTTGAAGTAAAGGAAATGAGCCACGAAGAGATGTTAGAAGAGGCAGCACGAAGAGAAGCAGAAAATAAGGCACTTGCTGCTCTCGATGAACTCTATGAGAAGCACGGTGATGCTATGCTGAAACTTGCTGAGATTGAGAAGGAAGAATGGGAACGCAAAGAACGCAGTGACACTGTGCTGCGACGGTATAATCACTTCTACAATGAAGAATGTTCTGGTCTTCCTCACGGCACACCAATAACCCCAGAACATATGCAAGCAATGGCACTTGAATGTATGATTGATGCTCTCCTTTGTGAGAATATGAATGTAGAGTATAATGCTATTGCTATTGATGATATTAAGGATTTGATTGCACGATTATATCAACAGAGTAATGAGTTTCTAAAGAGAGTACAAGAATTCAAAGATAGTGCTGATGGAGTAGCATAATGGACCTCACATTTAGACAACACATTTTGTTATTATCTGCAATCACGGTATTTTATGATGAGGTTGCAAAGACTGATAATTCTGAAATGAAACACGAAATTATGGAACTTGCTGATATTATCCAAGAGTCCGCAGAGAAGATGAAAAATGCCTGAAATAGACATATCAAAAGTTCTTATAGAAGGTGATACTGCAACCATTATGGGTGTAGAATATAAAAGAATGGAGAACAAAATGAGTCGCTTCACTGAAAATCCTGATGAGATTGTGTTGAAGAATATTGATCTATTTCACCTGGAAAGTATGAATGAAAGAACACTATGGATTGGTGTATATGGTAAGGATGGTAAAATCTATCACTTAAACATTTCTGCAGATGGTGATAAACTAAAATACTATTGGAGTCAAGAGGCACCATAAATAACAATACCTGTAAGTCGCATTATAGGTGGAAAAGGTGCTTTCGGGCACCTTTTCTTATATAAATAGTATTGCGACTTACAGAGTAGAACTATGACTTCACAAAGTCCAAGAATATACACATATAAGATTACCTTTGAAGAAGTTCCTTACTATTACTATGGAGTTCATAAGGAAAAAAAGTTTGATGAGGAGTATTGGGGAACACCAGTAACAAATAAATGGTGTTGGGAACTTTATACACCAAAGAAACAAATATTGGAAGTGTTTGATTATACTGATAATGGATGGGTGGAAGCAAATAGAATTGAAAAAATAATAATCAAACAATTTTATAATACAGATAGATGGTGTTTGAATGAAAGTTGTGGTGGGGATATTTCGTTAGATATAAGAAGAAAAACTGGTAAAATAATCGGTAAAATGGTAGGCAAGAAAAATGCTAAAAGAAACAAAGAACTTGGTGTTGCTATTTTTTCACTCACACCAGAACAATTGAGTGAAAATGGTAAAAAAGGAGCAGCAAAAGTAAAAGAACTTGGTCTTGGGATATTTGGAATGACTATGGAGCAAAAATTAAATGCCGCAAAAACTACAAACTCTCAAAGGTGGATGTGTGTTGAAACTGGTTTTATTACATCTTCTGGACCACTTACCAGATATCAACAAAAAAGAAATATAGACACTTCTAAACGAGTTAGAATATCATAAGGACACTTGAAGAACTGGCATAAAGGCACTTTACAGGTGCCCTTTTTGATGATATTATACTTTTATAAGCAACCAAACTGATGAACTACCTTTGTCTTGTTGATGGTCTTGTTGAGTATAGTAGCACCAGTTTGACTGATTTTGCTCATTACCAACTGATGTATGCCGAAGAACATCGTGATGCTAATGTAGAGTATCTTACTCTGACCGATGAAGAGTTTGATGCTTTGTTCCCTGTGGAGGATGAAGAGTGAGACTTGAAGAACCAACAAAATGGGAATATTTCCTTGATGGTTTCCGCAACATTCTGTGTATTATTGATTGTTATAATGACGGTGATGAATGGGGTTATGATGAGTTCTGGGAAAGTTTAAGTATTGGTTGGTATAGAGAATATATCTTTCCTTATGATGACCCATACAATCTAACTATCAGCCCAGAACGTAAGTTGAGATTAGCAC